TTATCCCTTTTCCGGATATTATCTTGATATGGAGAATGCCAACAGCTGGGCGTTGGCCGGAGCGTTCCTTCCGGCGACGATGCACTTGCATTGCAATAACGTCAATCCGGCGTATTACGGGTTTTCCTCCATGGAGAGCAATATCATTGTCTCCGAGGCGGTGGAGGATTTTGTTGACCCGGAAGCCGAATAAGAAACGACGGAAGAAACGACTACCGAAGATTGAGCATGAATAATTCAGAGATACAGATACAGTTTCCCCGGCCCGGCGAGTGGGGAGAATTCACCCTGACGGCCATTTATCAGGACAAGGGCGGTTATAGACCTCCGGCGCGCTATACGCAGGACGAGATACCAGCCGACCATACCCCGGCCATGCAGGCCGTCGTTGCCGCTCTGGTGGGCATGGGTGAGGACTGGCAGGCGGTGCAGGTGTGGGCCAGACTGACGAAATTTTACGCTCCGGAAATGGAGAATCCCATGAGGGAGGGGGAAGCGGTGGAACTGACTGTTGAGGCCGTCAATGCCCGGGGAGGGCGCAGAATGTTCACGTCCCGTGACTATCCCGAATTTACGGTTGCTTCACCCGCCGCTGTGGAGTTTTTCAAGTTTTTCACTACTAATCAATAACAACATAATCATATGACTACTAATAATCAATGCAATCATGCCGAGGCTATCGCCAGAGAAATGCACATGTACTATGCAGCCCAGGCACACAATGAGTCCAACACTCCAATCCCTCACTGGGCAGACCTGACGGAAAACGATCAACAAGGATGGATTGCCGTAGCAAATACTGCCCTCCCGATCATCGGTAAGCATGCGCTAGGTGATGTCCGTGACTATCTCGGTATTAAGGCTGCCGGCAAGTCTAGCTGGTGGCAAAAGGCCCTATATGCAGCCGGAGCGGTTATCGCTGGCGCCATCCTTGGCGGCTTGGGAATGTCTCTCTCCGGCTGCGGCCATTCCGTGGACGTCACCCCGAACCGCGCCGAGGTGTGTAAAGACGGCTCCTGCCTCGTCATTGAGCAGGGGCATATTTCCTATTCCCAGGCCCAGCCTGTTACGGACGTTCCTCCCGTTGTTCAGATCGTACCTTCCAAGAAATAAGGCCATGTGCAAACCCCTCAAAGAATATCTGGGAGTGATCCGCGATTATACGCGTGAGATCGTCACTTTCGGCGGTTTTGTGATAGCCGTGTTCATCTACCTGGATTTCCGCGAGGTGGTGAAGGAACAGGCTACCAACGCGGCCCATACGGCGGAGATCCTGCGGACGATGGATACCCGTCTCCAGCATTTGGAGAATTACCACCAGCAACAGCTTAAACAGCGAGATTAACTCCAACTGTAAAGTTTTTCTTACAAGTTCTAACCAGTTCTAACAGAAATAATTGATAACTATGAATCCTACAGAAAGAAAGATGGCCGCGGCTATCCTCCGCTTTGAAGACAGCCGCGTCACCGGGCCGGATTCCCTGCGCGTTTCCCGCCTTCCCGCCGCCGACAAGGGCGGCAAGTGGGAGATTTGCGGCATTTGCGACGGTATTGAACCGGACGTGTTTAACAGGTTGAAGGCCCTGCTGGATGCCGGAAGGCGTGAAGAGGCCTGGGAAGGTTGTCTCCAGTACGTCCTGGATAATACCGCCGCCGTGCGCTCCTGGCTGGGTTCCGACGTTTTTCCTGGCGTTGAATTCATCCTGCGCGACCATTATTTCAATTCCGGGAGCAGGAATACCGGGAAGATCCTACAACGTGCATTGAACATCCACGGCGCCGGGCTTGTGGTGGACGGGATTGTCGGCCCCAGGACCCGGCAGGAACTACAGGACCAGCTGGCCGCCACGGGTGAAGCGGTGTTCCTTATCGCCCTGCAGGAGAAGCGTCAGGCGTTTTACCGCTCATGCAAGCAGTTTTCCGTGTTCGGGAAGGGTTGGCTGAACCGCTGCGACGATGCGTTCAGCGTGGCGCAGAAGCTTGTTTAGTTGTTTTCCATTAGTTGTTATGAGTTCAAATCCATTAAAAGCTGTCGGAGGGGCCCTGGCAAATATCGCCACGTTCGGGGGATATGGAGCCAATAAGGCGGCCAAGAAGCAGGCAAGCGCCGCCAACGCTATGGCCGATGCCATGGCGAATGCCCCGGAGCAGAAGGTTATTACTACGGAAACCAAGGATGTTTCCCAAGCGGAGGATGCGGTGAATTCGTCTGCCCGCCGCCGCTTGAAGCTTAGTAATACGACGAACCGGAGTAATCCTCTTTCTTCCCTGGCTGGCCTGAGGAAGACGCTGGGTTGATTTTTACACAGGAGATTCATGGAAAATGTTAAAGATTTATTGAGGACGGCAGACGCCCTGTTCACGGAGATGAATAAGAATTCCGGGGATTGGGATGAGTTGCGCCGTCGCATCATGCCGAGAATGGAGGGGAAGGCCCGCCAGCAGGAACAGGCTAATGAGATGACGGCTGCGTCCAGTTTTTCTCCGGTGGCGCATAAGTCCCTTTTGAATTTGGCGTCCGCTCATCTTCTTTTTATTACTCCCATGGATCAGAAGTGGTTTTCCCTGCGGCCGCAGGAGGAAAGGGATGATTACACCGATGAGGATGATTGGTACAGCAAAGCGACGGAGGCCGTCTACCGTGCACTGGCGGATTCCAATTTCTATGCGGCGGCCCACGAGGTTTACCTGGACCGTTGCCTGACGGGTACAGGCTGCATGTTTGCAGATGTTTCCCGTGACGGGTCACTGGTGTTCAAACACGTCCCTACCGGGACTTATGCGATTGCCGAGGGAGCCCACGGGGAGGTGAATACGCTGGTGCGGACGTTGAAGTTTACTGCCCAGCAGGCCGTGGAGATGTTTAAGCTGGGTAATCTGCCTGTCAAGATTCAGGAGGCGTATAAGAATGCGGAGAGGCGGTACACCGAGATGTTTGAGTTTGTTCACCTTGTACTGCCCAACAGCCGGTCGCAGTTCGGTTCCGACATGGTAAGGCCTGGCCGCCGCAAGTGGTTGGACGTGTATATTGCCAAGGAGGCGGAGAAGATTGTTTTCCACGGCGGCTTTTACGAGTTTCCTTTTCTGGTGACGCGCTTTTTGAAGGGCGGCGTTTCTTCTTACGGCGAGGCTCCGGGCAAGGCTGTGCTGCCGGAGATCAAGGCTACCCTGCTGATGGATCGGGTGATGGATGTGGCCGGCAGCCGGGCGGCCATTCCCAGCGTTATCGTGTCGGCTAAGATGGCAAAGGAGGTTGATTTGCGGGCCGGAGGCAAGACGGTTGTTCCGGATGAGCTTATTGGTTCACAGTTACCGAGGGAATGGGCGAACGTGGGGGATGTGAGGTTTATGCTGGAGCGGCAAGATAAGAAGGAGAAGTTGATCAGGGAGGCGTTTTTCAATGATATTCTCCAGGTGGTTTCAAGCGTGGACCGCGAGATGACGGCTACGGAGGTGAATGCCCGCGAGTCGGAACGCATTATTTGCTTTTTTTCTTCTTTTATTCAGTTTTCGCAGGATTTTCAGACGATGATGAATCGCATTGTCTGCCTGATGTTCCGCAATACGCAGGGGGCCGTGCTTCCGGGCGACGCGCCCGATGAGTTTTTTGTCCGTTCCGCCGATGGGGGGAAGTTTGAGTTGCGGACTCCCCGCACCCGTTATCTGGGCAAGATTGCCCAGGCATTTGACCGTTTGCAGAGGTACGGCCTTGAGGGGGTGTTGAATGGGTTGGCGAAGTATATCCAGGTTTCGGGCGATACCCGCATTGCCAAGCGCATGAAGGCATGGGAGGTATTGCGGTTTATGTGGGACAGTTCCGGCGCCCCGTCCAAGTGCATTGTGTCCGCGTCCGAGAATAGCAAGATGGTTGAGGAGGAGAAGGCGCAGGAGGATCAGATGCGTCAGGCCGCCCTTGCGGAGCAATTGGCCAGAGCCGGCAAGGATAGCGCCGCGGCGTCCGCACAGTTTAATACGGATTCATGATGAATATGTTTGAAGATAAGCCGACACCGGAACAGGTTGAGTTTCTCAAGAGGCTCAACCGGAGGCGAGCCGCGCTGAAGGAGGCTTTTACTCCGGAGGTGCTGGATATTTTAGAGAAGGAGTTCCAGACGAATTTGCCCTGCTTTCAAGGGAAGGCTGGTTCCTACGACCCCCTTGACGCGATGCGCCGAGACGCCCAGCGGGAAATGCTCCTGTGGGTGAAATACGAGATCGAACAATATAACCCTGATTTATGATATACAATAGATTATTCCACAATAGGTTCCTGAGGGAAGAGGCCATTCCCGGCAGCGAAGGTGAAGGCCCCGGCGGCGGAGCGCCGCCCCCGGCAAGTCCCGTGGACAGTCCGCCTCCCGCGAATCCTCCAGTCCCGTCCAATCCCTACGATTTTTCAGGGGGTGCGGAACAGCCCGATCCGGATCCCGGCAGTCCTCCCCCGCTTTCTCCGCAGGAGGAGACCGAGTATGAGATTGATTTTGGAGAGGGGTTTGTGGAGAATGATGCCCTGCGAGATATGTTGAAGGGTCATGCCAGGGCGGCAGGGCTGCCGGCCGATGCCGCCGGGAAGTTTCTTTCCGAGGTGGCCGCCAGCATCCGCGCGGACGAGGAGGCTGCTTTTAAGGAGGCTGACGAGGCGTTGAAGGACGAATGGGGAGCGGAGTATGAGACGAATGTTTCTGCCGCCAAGGCGTTTGCCCGGAAGCTTTCCGTGGAGTCCGGCGTTTCTATGGAGAAGATGGCTGTGTTTGCGAGTCCGGACGGGTTCCGCGTTCTGCACGCCATTTCCCGGCTGACAGGCGAGGGAGGCTTGAAGGGCGGCGGCCAGATTCCGGCGAAGACGGATCCTGCCGACGAGGCTCAAGCTATTTTGTCCGACCCCAATCACCGTTATTATAAGGCGATCGCCGATCCTTCGCATCCACAGTGGCGGGAGGCTACCGATTATTATAATAAGCTGGTGGGGATTTCCGGTTAGTTTTTTTTGCGTTGACTATTGGTTCGGAGGGGTGTCCTGCTGTGCGGGGCACCCTTTCTTTTTTTTATTTGTTCAAGTTACGGTTGTATTCATCAGGCCTGGGGATGTGGCATGATGCCTCAAATGGATAAGGTGACCGTTTTTAACCAGGCTTTGGCCCAGTTTGGGGACCGGGAGTATGTGAAGGGTTCCCCAGCCGGTCGCACCGTTGATTTGTGGTGGCCTACCGTGTTGCGGGAAGCGCTGTTGTTCGGGGCATGGACCTGGGCAACCAAACGTGTTGAGATGGATCGCTCCGTTATGAGGCATCCGATTCCGGATGATTGCCTGCGCGTGCTGTATGTGGGGGCGGATTTGTTCCGCATTGAGGGGCGTGATTTGGTGGTTGAGCGTTACGGAAAACGCGCCGCCGGGACCGATAAGCTGGTGGTGGATTATCTTTCCGACGAGGTGGCCCGTTCCGAAGTGCTGCCGGATCACAGTCCGTTTTTTATCAAGGGCGTTGTGTTTCTTCTGGCGGGCAGGTGCGCTTTGAAGCTGGCTTCTTCTCCCCAGCTTGCGGCCGCTTTGGAGGCACAGGGGGAGGCGTTTTTAAGCAAGGCCCTTTATTGGGACACCTGCCAGCATTCTTCCAACGACCAGGATCCTTTAACAGAGATTTTAAGCAGTTCCATTTTCTGATGTTATGAGTTCCGATTTCGGGGTTTCCCAGCAGTATAAGTATCAGGGGCAGGCGGCTTTGAGCAACGGGCGCGCCACGCAGGCGGCTTATGAGAAGAAGGCCCGCGCCCTGGAGGCGGAGGCGGTTTCCGATTCCCACCTGGCCGCCCGCAATATGAAGCGGATGCGCCAGAATCAGAATGCCGCCATGGGGTCTGTACGGGCACAGCGCGGCGGATCCGGTTTTACTTCCGAGGGTTCCGGCAGCCAGGCGGAGGTGGCGGTGGCGGATGTGTGGGAGAGCGCCATTGGGGACGCGGCCCTTTCCAACGCTGTTTCCGATGCCAATAAGCGGTTTGCCGCGGAGTCCGCCCGATACCAGGGGGATCTGGCCATGATGGCGGCACGCAGCGAGGCGGACCAGTATAAGATGCTTTCACAGAATGCCCTTGGTTCTGCCATGATCCAGACGGCCCTGACGGTGGCGGGGGGTGTCATGGGGGCGGCAGGAATGTCCGGTGGCGGGTTGCTGGGGGGTGTTACCGAGAGCGGGGATGAGTGGGGAGCTAAGGTGGGAGGAACCCAGGGGGCTTTTTCCGGGATGATGAATGCTTATTCCCTTTCCGGTTCCCTGGGGGGGATGGTGCCGGGGAGCATGCAGTCTTCCAACAGGTTGAGGGATTCCCTGCTGGCTAATTTCATGGGTTTTGGAAAGAGATGAGCGTTTCTCCCATGCAGCAGGCTTTTTTTCTGATGGAAGCCCAGCGCCCAGGCTGGTTCCGGGAGACCGTTTCCCTGGCGGACGCGGGAGGAGGGATCGTGTGGTGCTGCCCTTCGTTGTTTTTTGCGGGGGTGCCGGATCCGGAGTCTCCCAGGACATTGATTGTTCTTTTTGCCCACGGCCGCATGGAGGCCGTCAGGGAGCTGGCTTGTCTGGTGCAGGGGCGTTTTGACCGGGCAAGGTGGCAGCGCTGCATCCGCGGGCGCGAGGACTGGAAGGAGATTTCCATCACCAGGTTTTTAAGTTTTAACCGTTTCAAGATGAAAGAAGATGAGTGATTTACAGCAACCCATGTACGGAGGAGCCCGGATGAATGCGGCTTCCTCCACCCCTGCCCCGGTCCAGATGCCGGATGTTTCTTCCAAGCCCGTTCAGAGGGCGCTGCAGAATGCCCAGGAGTTTGTGTCTGATGTTGCCCACCAGTACCAGCGCATGAAGGATTTCGGCGAGCAGACGCGGCTGGAAGGCCGGATGAATGATTTGGCCAGCGAGTTTGAGCAGGAGATGACCCGGAGATTGGGGTTTGCCCGCGGTCATGAGCTGTCTTTTTACGATCGTGACGGGAGGCTGAAAGAGAGCGCCCTGAATACGTTTGTACGGAATTACGAAGGGAAGTTCCGCGGATTGAAGGGGAGTTTTGTTTCCCAGGAGGAGGCCGCCAGGTTCGGAGCCAGACAGCAGGATGTGATGCGCCGACTCCAGGGGAGGGCTTCCGAGCTGGTTCTTAAGGGGCAGATTCAGGAGTCCAGGCAGGCTTTTGAAGAGGGGTTGAAGGGGGATTTGGACCGAGGAGATTATATGACCGCCAAGGAACGGTATGCCCAAGCCCATCAAGCCGGCATTATTACAGAAACCGCGATGAGGAATGGCATTTCCCGTGTTGATAAGTCTGGAGCCCGCCATCATTTTGAGAACCTGGCCGCGACTAACCCGGGAGGCGCTTATGATTTTCTGGATAGCGATTATTGTCAGAGTTTGTTTGCTCCGTATGAACGTGACGAGATGCGCCGGAATTTGGCCAGGAAGGCAAGGCCAGCCGCCGCGGACAGTTTTTTCAGTTCCTTTGTTTTGACGCGCAAGAAGGGCAAAGGTACGTCCGGAACGAAAGATGACGGCCCGGAGTGGACCGGGTTTTACACGGCCAGAGAGTGCGGATGGATCCGCGCTTTTCAAGCGGGGAGAGCGGACGAGGTGCGCCCGCAGATTACCGCCGCGGCCGCCGAGGAGGCAAGGGCGTTTAATCCTTCTTTGTCAGAGGAGCAGAGCGAGGTGGCTCGGGATGCCTTTATCCAAAAGTATTCCCGGTTTGGGCTGGATAAGGAGTGGCTGTCCCGCCAGTGGGGGGATGCGGACAGGATGCGCAAGGAGTTGAAGACGCCCACGATTGATGTTAAAGGGCGCCTGGATTTGCTGGAGAAGCGGGGAGCGTTGCTGAATCAGGGAGCGTTCAACGCGGAGAATCAGCCTTACAGCAATGAGGATGGATGGAAATCCGGCGGGAAGTTCCGTGACGAGTTTATGGGGCAGCTGGGGTTGACGGGAACGGAGACACCCGAAAAAGCCAGGGATAAGTATATGGCGTACGCGCGGGCGAATCATGCCGCCGGATTGCGCGCCCAAGTTTCTGAGCGGTTCCATTCCTGGCGGACGACCGAAGGCAAGGATGCCACCCTGGCGGAGCAGCAGGCGAAGCTGATCGATATTGTCCGGGAGATTACCGGGAACAGGGATGTTTCTTTTGTGGATGAAGGGGTGAATCTGATGGATTCCCGTATTGAAAGCGCCAGAGATGCACAGCGTACGAAGTTTGCCCAGTGGGCGGCAAAGAATGTCCGGAAGTTTTGGGTGGATTCCACGGAGAGGGAGGCGCCCATGCAGCGCGTGCGCCTGGGGTTCGATTCCTCCCGGAAGGATTTGCCCGACGGCGTTTTGCTGCCCAGGAAGATGATTGAGGGTTTATCCCCTGCCCGCGCCAAAGGCATGATTGAGCCCGGCAACATTGATTTGTTGAACCGTCCTGTCGTCCACAATGCCGATGGAACCATCAGCACCGTGCGTTCCATTTCCGTGGGGATGGACGGGAAAGAGTATCTGATTCCGACCGTTTCCGAGGACGGCAAGGTTCTTTCCGATGACGATGCTGTGGAACAGTTCAGGAGGACAGGCAAGCATCTCGGCGTGTTCGATTCTCCGGAGACTGCTACATCGTATGCCAAACAGCTCCACGAGAGTCAAGATGCCCTTTATGGCAACGGATTAAAGAATTGTGTGGTGGAAGCGACGTTCGATAATGATCATTTCCGCCGTTTCCGCATTGTGGGCGCGTGCGAGGGGGATGTTCCTGTGATGACTTATGCCGTCGCCAGAGAGGGCTTCTACGATAAAGGCAGGTCTTATGCTGTGGATATGAGGATTATCAAGGGGGATCCAGATCAGCTGATGAAGGAGCAGGAGGCGGCCCTTCCCGCCGGGAAGAGCGTGAAGTTGAATAAGTCCGCTTTGGGTGGGCTGGCTCCTTACAAACAGGCGTTTATTGACGCCGGGAGGAAGTATGGCATGACGCCGGATCAGGTGAAGATTGGCATGGCTATTGCTATGCTCGAAACCGGCAAGGGGACGAGCTCCGCTTTCCGGAATAAGAATAATTCCATGGGCATCAGTCCGAATGGCGGCGGGCCCCGTTCATTTGGTTCCGTGGAAGAGGGGATTGATTACGGCATGAGGAATCTCAAGAGGAATTATTTTGATAAAGGATTAACCACTATTGAGCAAATCGGAGCCGTTTATGCGCCCATTGGAGCGGATAATGACCCCCGGAATCTCAATCAGCATTGGGTGAAGGGCGTACGCAAGTATCGCAGTTCTCTTTAATTTTTTATTTTTAACACGTTATGAATGATTTTTCTTTTTCCGAAAACAGTTTGGCAGGCGTTCCTGCCGAGGGGCTGCGGGAGGAAGCGTTTTCTCCCCGGCTGCAGCTGGAGGATGCCGGGCGCGTCACGGGGCTTGAGCCTTACGGCGAGATTTCCCATCAGAGTTTTAAGACCATGGATATGGTGGAGCCTCCGCCTCCTGTTGGGAGCGGTCTGGATTTTAAGGAGGCTTTGGCGGTTTACGATACGCTGGAGGATGGCCCGGCGAGGGTTGCCTTATCCAATGAGCTGGATAAGTGGGAGCGGAGGCAGGCTCTGGAGAATTACAGTAGTCCGCTGGGGGAGAGGGAGAGGAGAGAGTATCAGCAGAAGGTGGAACGGCTGGACGCGCTGGGGATGGATTGGAAGGCTCACCCCGAGGCCAGGAAGAAGGTGGCGGAGGCTTACGGCGAGGAGTGGGTCAGGGCTTTTGAGGCCGTGCCGGACGAACATAAGAGCCGGGTACGCGGCGAGAAGGTTCTGGAAGAGTTTTATTCCAGGCCGGGAGACAGGGACGGGGATTCCATGATCCGGTATTTGTCTTCCGTGGATGCCCCGGAGGGGATCCGCGGGTGCCGGGATGTATGGGACAGGTGGAACGCGGGCAGACAACCATTTTTCAAGGCGCAGGAGAAGGAGGCGGAGGCGGGAAGGAGTTTTGCGGCAAAGGCTGTTCCTGTTATCCGCGCCATGATGAATGGGGAAGGTTTTCTGGAGGCTCTGGGGAAGGTTGAATTGACTCCGGAGGAAGAAAATTTTGCGATGTTGCATTGCGGGTACGGAACTCCCTGGGGACAGGCCGTCCAGCATGCGGCTGATTGGCTGAGGGGGCGCGGTTTTGATTTGCAGCCGGAGGCCGCCGTAGAGCGACGGGCCAAAGAGCTTGCGGACGCGTATGTCAAAGAGAGGGAACGTTACGTTTCCAGAAATGACGCTTCCCTGAGTTGGGGTGGCCTGCCCAATCCGTTTTCCAGGACGATGGATGATTTCCGCCAGGAGGCGCGGGATGAGATGACAGGCAATATAACGGATGCCAATGTGTTTGATTTTGCCAGGGCTTTACTGGATTTAAAAACAGAAGATCCCATGGCAGCCGAGGCCGTGATTGGTTTGTATAAGGCGGATGCTGAACGGTTGAGGAATGATTCCACGTTGTTTGTTTCTCCTTTTAACCGAACGATGAGGATGATGATGGAGAGTTCTTCTTCATTGTTTGAGCAGTTGCTTTTGGGAGATGTGCGTGAAGGGGATGCGGTTGAGTGGCAGCCGACAGGTGAGAGTTTTGCCCCCGTGGTGCGCGATAGCGAGGGGAAGCAGGTGTACCGCGTTTTGACCCCGGATCAGAATGAGATGATTTCCCAAATCCGGGCGATGAAGGCGGAGATTGCCGAGTCCCCGGATGGGGCCTGGTGGATTCGCCGCCAGTTTGACGGGCTGGGAAGAATGGCTGCCCAGACTTCCTTTTTCCTGGCTACGCGCGGCATGGGAACGTTTGCGTCCGTCGCCAACGACAGGATGGAGGAGCTGCGCGCCCAAGGCGTTTCCCCGCTGGAATCCCTCATACGGGGCGGAATAGCCGGGGGCACGGAGGTTCTGGTGGAGAGGCTGGGCGGCGAGAGCTTGTTTAAAACGTTGCGGTTTCTTGGCAGAAAGATGCCGTTTGCCGGCAAATTTGCCGGGTATATGGGGAGCGCTGCGGATATGATGAAGCGCGGGTTGTACGGTAATGCCGCGCTGCGCTACGGCGTTGCGTCTCTGGCCGCGGGTGGTTCCGAGTGGATGGAGGAGTTTATTCAGCCAACACTCCAGGCTCCTCTGGATGCCGGGCTTGCCCGACTGTTTGGGAGTGGAAACGGGATGACGGTTGAGGATTGGAAGGAGCTGCTGAGAGGCGCGGCGGATCCTGATCTTGGTTTCCAGATGCTGATGTTCGGCGCTGTGGTCGGAGGAGCCCAGATTCCGGCGTTTGCGCGGGAGGCGCGGGTTTCACGGGTGGGCGCCCCGCAGATCGAGGGGCTGGGGATAGACCGCGCCGAGGCGGAGAGGATTGCCAGTATTGTGGATCCCGTGGAGAAGAGCCGGGAGATTTTCCAGGCCGCGTTGAGCATGTCCGACCGGGCGGCCCAGCTGGAGAGTGTGCGCCAGGGGTTTTCCGCCATGAAGGAGGATTTTTCATGGCTGGCCCGTCAGGAGGCTTATCAGGCGGAGGTGGAGCTTCTTAATCTGCCCCGCGTGGAGGATTTGGGGGATGGGAGTTGGAGGTTTACCACGACAGTCAGGGATGCGGAGGGACAGGAGTCTTACGATGTTCTGGAGCTGAGCGAACAGGACGCCACGGCGCGGATGCAGGCCCTGCTGCACGACGGGATTCGCCTGAGGATGCTGGAGGCCCAGCAGGCGTTTGCCGTGGACAGGACGATCGACCAGTTGTCTCAGTCCGGGAAGTACGTGTTTGAGGATATGGGGAGGGCCGAGACGGTGGAGACGGCCCGGAAGCTGGCCGAGGCCGCCCGGCTGCGCATTGCCGAAGGGGCGGATGTGAATGCCGAGGCCCAGGACCTGGGAACGCGGATGACGTACGGGCAGGTTGCCGGGATGGGTTCTTCTTTTGAGGAGCGCGTGAAATTGGGTGTGGCGCGCGGGGAGGTTTCCGCCTCGCGGCGTGTACACAGCAACGCGTACCGGGTGGCGATGAGGAATGGGCAGACGCTGATCCGCTTCCACAAGGGGGAGGTGACGGTTCCTGAATTGCTGGAGGAGGTGCTGGAGACCCACCTGACGGAGGATATGGAGAATACGAAGCATAGCCTGGATTGGTACGCGAATAATCTGCGGGCCCTTCAGGACGCATTGCGGAAGGAGGGGTATTTAAGCAAGGGGAAGGATTTGATCCGGAAGGATGGGGAGGTTTCCGTGAAGGATGTGGTTGAGGGGATGAGCATGCTGGCCAAGGGCGACGTATTGGCCCGGGCCGCGGATATGAGGCTGCCCCAGTGGATGAAGGATTTTCTGCAGATGGTGCGCCAGTGGGTTTCTTCCGCCAAGGCTCTGCTGGATTTGGGTACAGGTCTGCACGAGATGGAGCGCCGACGGCTGGCCGGGGAGAGCGTCCCGATTGACGCGGATTTCGCTCAGATGGTTCATGCGCTTTCCAATAGTTTGGAGTCCTACTGGATGCAGGAGGGGGCGCGACAGGGGGAAGCCGATGTTCAGCGTATTGTTGAAGAGGTCGGCGGCAGCGGGGTTTCCATGTCCCTGGCAGAGGATTCCTCCGTCAGTTTTTCCCTGGTGTCCATTCCTTCCGGGGAGGTGATCACTACCGCCTCCGAGATGCGGGCGAGGTTGAAGCCGTTGCAGGGCAAGGTGTTCGTTAATAAGAATACGGGGATTCAGGCCGTGATTGAGGCGCGCGTTTCCGGCAAGACGGTGGGCAAGGCCGGGGCGGCCCAAATGTCCGTGGCGAATTTGAAGGCGCTTGGGTTTTCCGCGGAGGAGGCCCGGAGGGTTCATTATACGGCTACGGCCCGCATTCACGAGTTGTTTGAGAATGCGGAGGATGGATTTTTTGAAGAGGCGTATAAACAAGATGCCTCAAAAGCCGGAGCCTATCATTTTTTCAATACAGTAGATATTGAAGGGATAGGAGCGTTTGATGTTAATGTTACAGCAATCAAATACGTTAAGGAACAGGAAGGTAACGTTCTTTACACGCTGGAATTGACTATAGAAAACCCCGCCGCTAGGGGAGCTGCTAGCCGGGAAGGCCGCCTACCTACACCCTTTAAGGACGGGGTTTCTACCCGTAATTTATCTTCCTATCGTTCGTTTGTCGAGAAGGAAAAGGCGTCCATCAGGAAGAAGGTGGTCGCTGACGGGACGTTCATGAAGGCCCCGAATGGGAAGGAAACGAATCTGACGGAAGACCAGTGGCTTGCCGTGCGCACGGCGGCGTTTAAGAATTGGTTTGGCGATTGGGAGAAGGATCCGCAGAATGCTTCCAAGGTGGTGGACGAGAACGGGGAGCCGAGGGTGGTGTATCATGGGACATACGGTGATTTCACGGTGTTTGACAAGGCCAAGATTGGATCTGCTACTGATTATGGTATATGGGGTAGAGGATTTTATTTTACCAATATGGAGAATACTCCGTACGGGAACAAGAAGCTGGCTCTGTTTCTGAATTTCAGGAATCCTTTTATTTTTAATGATTACAAGTCTGCTGAAGAGATAGGCGATTATTTAAATATTTGGGATGGGAATTTTCATGAAGATGACAGGTTTGGAATATTCCGGCCGTATGCGAGAGGAGCGGCCCAGATAGCCGGTAGCGCTCAAGAAAGAGGACATGATGGACTCATTGCTGTACTGGGTAAATGGACGGAGTACATTGCCTTTGAGCCGAATCAGATCAAGTCCGCCACGGATAACCGGGGGACGTTTGATCCGAAGAATCCGGATATTACGTTTTCCGTGATAGGCCCGAATGCGGCCACTTGGGGAAAGTATGCCGATAAGGCTTTCGCCGGAAGGGATGACGGCAAGTTGCGGGCGGAGATTGACGCAAGCCAGGCACAGCTGAAGACTGCGCCTGGAATGCCTTATCTTTCCAGACTGGATCTTTTGGCGGAGGATATACGCTATTTGAAGAATCCAAGGAAGGAAGGCGTTTTGTCAGATTATTTGGATTATTCCGAGTTGTATGATGCCTATCCCCGCTTGAAGAAGATGTCTGTTTATGTGTTTAAGGACCGCAACCGGCAGGAGGCAGGATGGTATGATCCCCAGGATGACTCCATTGCCATCAATTTGTCCAGCCTGGGGCCGCTTTGGAATCAGCGTTCCACGTTGCTTCATGAGATTCAACATGCGATTCAGGAATATGAGGGTTTTGCCGAGGGGGGGGATTCTGGCTTTGCGGAGAGGGTTCTTACCTATCAACGCAACAGGATCACAGGGGATATTATTGCGAAGACGAGGCGCAGGAGTTGGCTTTTAGCCCGTGATGCGGCTTTGGACGCTTTAGGCCGGATACGCAGGTTGATAAGGAATCCGAAGGCTATTAAGAAGATGTCCGAGCGGTTTGCCGTGCATGAGGTGATGGATGTAGATGTGATGGCCAGGCAGGCTATTGAGTTGCTTTTGAAGGAGTATAATAAGCTTGTCGCACAGGATGCGGAGTACGGCAAATTAACGATGGGGAAAGATGCCGAAGGTTGCGAATTGCCGATTTGTTACGCCGGGATGTTGCTCCGCGGCGGGGTGAATGTGGATGCTGTCACCATAGAGCAGATAGACCGACAGATTGAGATGGTGAAGGCAACGGTTTCCCGCAAGATGAGGTTTCCCGGGGAGGAAAAGAGGATCTGGCAGGAGCTGGAAAAGCTCTACAGGGGGAAAGAAGCTGTTGTGCGGCAATTGAAGGATTTGGAGCCGTTTGACCTTTACCAGCGTCTGGCCGGGGAAATAGAGGCAAGGAATGTGGAGAAGCGCCGGGATATGACGGCACGGGAACGGGAAGCTGTGCCGTTTAATGATACGCTGGAGTTCCCAGGTGAGGCGATTGTTGCTTTTTCCATTGCCTCGGCACAGGAACAGGGTTTGTTCCATGACGGCCATTTTGAGGCGGGCAACGCGGTGATTACGGAACCGGGCGTGACGTTCTCCATTACTGCCCTGCATGCCTCCCCTCATTCTTTCCGCAAATTTTCTACGGATTTCATGGGTAAAGGAGAAGGAGCGCAGGCGTATGGCTGGGGGCTGTATTTTGCGGAGAATCCGAAGGTGAACCGGAGTTATATGAACCAGTTCGCGCAGGATAAGGCGACATGGAAGTTCCGGGAGGTGGAGACTGGCGTTATAGAAGTGATGCAACGATCCCTGGTAGGCAGTTTTTTGCCGAAGGATGCCCTGCCGGAGGCGAAGGAGGACGCGTCAGATATCGCCTGGTCTGTTCTTGGCGATTTGGTTGATGCCGCCAGAGGAAGCATGACTGTTTTAGACATCGTCATGGAGTTGCATGATGAAATTGATACTAACAGGAAATACGCGGAGACGTACCCCCAGGAGCGGGAGAAGCTGGAACAACTGGAAGGCTTCATGCTTTCTCTGCTTGACCATCTGGACGAGATAGAGGTGAGGACGGGCATGCCTTCCAATTACCGCGTGGAGCTGAATGTAGAGGATTATTTGGACTTCATGGAAGGAGGGGAGCTGCTGTTTTGGGATAAAGGGTACGGCTCATCTACAACATCCAGAATAGGGGATTGGCTTCTGGATGAGGGCAAGGAAGAAGCGTATTCTTTGTTCAACGACAAGGATCCGGAAAATGGGTATTGGATGGGGGGCAAGATTTACCGCTCGTTGGAGGATGCTTTGGGAAGCCCCAGAGAGGCGAGCGAGTTTCTGTTAAGGCATGGAGTGAAGGGCATCAGGTACGCAGACGGTTTTTCCCGCTGGAAGGCGGAGGAGAAGCAGACGTATAATTACGTGATTTTTGACGGCAACGATATTAAGATTACGGCGTTTGCGGACGAGTCCACCGGGGGAGCGTGGGCGGATTATGAGGATCCGACGGCGACGTTTTCCTTGTCCGAAGGTTTCCCACGCCGTGTGAGCCGTGGAACACAGAATCTTGAGGTAGTCCACCGGATCGCCGCCGACCTGCGAGCGGATGCCGCCACCTGGGGACGCTACGACGGGAAAACGGATGAAGCGGCGTTCCTGGTGAATGTGGGCCGCAATGTTGCCCTGGTGAAGAGTGCCCTGATGCACCTGCCCGCCGGGTACCGCGTGGCCGTGAAGCCCTACATCGACCGGTTGCAGATTCTGGCGGAGCTGGCGGCCAAGGGGAAGATTGATGAGACAAGAATGGTGAATGCGTTTGCCCGCCGGGAGATTAAGCGGGAGATGGCGGAGGCGACCCGGGAGGGGATGGAGGAAGCAGAGATTACAGCCAGGGTCACGGCTGCCGGCACAGCCTGGGAGAAGGGTAAGAAGCCAACGCAGAAGTTCGCCAAAGAGGTGTTTGAGGATGAGATGGAGAAGGTACGCAAGGCCTGGGCGGAGAAACGTTTACACGAGCTGATGGCCGAGGTGATGGAGAAGGCCGCCGGGAAACTGGAAGCGCTGGCCAAGGATGGAGTTTCCGCCGGCATGGCACGGATGCTGGACCAGGTTCTCACTATCCACAAGAAGAACGGGAAGCAGCAGAAGGGGAAGGTTTCCATGGAGGCTTACGCCTATTTAACGGATCAGGTGGTGCCCCTGCTCCGGATGACGGCCATGGAGAAGGAGGCGGCGATGAATGAGGCTGCCGCCGAGCTGGATAAGCTGGAGAAGGAGAACCCCGACCAGATGGACGGCGAGGCCGTGTCCAGGATGGAGGAGCTGCGTGAGGAGCTGACCCGGCTGGCCCTGTACGGGAATCTGGAGGGGATGAGCGTGGACGAGGCGCAGGCCGCCGCGAAGGCGCTGGAGATTTACATCAATACGGAGAAGGAGGGATGGGCCGCCGTGCAGGAGGCCGCCGCCGAACGGCTGAATGCGATTGGAAGGAGGATTGTGGAGAGGTTCAACCAGACCGGGAAGAAGGCCGATGAGAATACGCTGCGCGCCGCCAATGAGAAGTTCCACGGGAAGGTGAGTTTCAAGAATTTCGGCGATTTCATGGAGAATATGGACCAGCTGCTGACGCGCATGGGAACGATGCCCGCCCTGCAGGAGTTCACGACCGATATGCGCAGCCGGCTGACGAATGCGTTCCAGCAGATGCGGGATGCCCGCGGGCTGCGTGCCGCCGCTGTGCAGGATCTTTATGAGAAACATCTTACGGAGAAGGTGATGAAGGCCAGGAAGGTTGGCAATATGGCTGGATGGGTGACGTGGTTTAAGACGAGCCACGATACAAAAGTCCGGCTGAATGGGTGGATTACGCAGACGGCGCGGCTGACCTTGGAGCAGGCCCGGGAGGTGCGGGAGATGGATGCCCGGCAGAGGAAGGAGTTTATCCGGAAGCGATGGGAGGAGGGGATGGAGTATTTTTCCGAAGAGACGCTGGACCTTCTGTTGGCCCGCTTGCGGGAGCATGAGGAGGCCGCGGCCCGGGCGAGGGCTGAGGGCAGGAGGCCGGTCTACCGGAAGTATGTGACGGCGAAGGCGTCTTTTAAGGGGGAGGAGGGTTCCCCGCTGGTGTTGAGCCGGGATAATGCCCTGTACCTGGTGCTGCAGTCCGAGCAGGAGGATTACCGGGAGATGATGAAGCAGCAGGGGTATACGCCGGAGGTTATTTCCGCTTTGCGCGAGTACGTGGGGGAAGAAGGCATGGCGATCGGCTACGGGCTGCGGGAGCTGCTGAAGGCCCAGGGGGATAAGATCGGGAAGCTGTACGAGCAGGTGACGGGCGTTCCCTTCCCCCGCGTGGAGAATTATTTCCCTGCCCGTTTCTGGGCGCTGGATGCGATGAGTGATGCGGATGCGGCGGATATGATTTCCGGCGTGCCGAGCACGAAGGGGGGGAACCAGGACTGGCAGAGGGTGAGGACGAAGCATCACCGGAGGCTGGATACGAGCGTGGGGGCGCTTTCCGTGTTCTGGGAGGCGACGGATATGACGGACCACTGGTATTACACGCAGGATATTACGGCGGATTTCCGGGGGCTGTTGCGACGCCGGGAGGTGGCCGAGAGCCTGGTGGCGAATTTGGGGAAGGATGATTTTGTGAGGCTGCGCCGCTGGGTGGATTTGCTGGAGCGGGCCGGCGTGGTTCAGGGGCAGGCGGTGGGTTCCCTGGATAAGCTTCTTAATGCCGTGTATTCCGGGCAGGCGAAGGCGATTCTGGCATTCCGGTTTGAGACGCTGATGAAGCAGGGGTCCGCCGTGCTGAATGCGTGGATTGGAGATCCGAGCATCGGTTTCTGGGATTACCTGGGGACGATGGCGAAGATGCGTAACGGAACGGCGGAGATGGGGGTGATTAAGATGATGAAGAGCGCCGAGTTCCAGGCGCGGCTGAATGACCGGGTTGACGTGGAGACATTGTCCCGCCTGAGGGATGATTCCTCCTACACGCTGGCGGAGGCCGCGCTGGTGTGGGGAATGAACGGGATTGAGTACACGGATGTGTTTTTCAATGCTGTGGGGTCCGCCGCCCTCTGGAATATCAAGTACCGGCAGGCCGTCAAGGCGGGCGTGGAGGAAGGGAGGGCAAAAGACGAGGCGTGGCAGGCGGTGAGGAATGCGCTGCATTCCGCCCAGCCCCAGACGTGGATTGACAAGTCGTTTGGCGGCCTGCACCGCGGCGCTTGGGGACGCGCTATTTTCTACATGATGAGCGAGAATTACAATAAAACGGCTGCGATTTACGGACTGGCACGGGCCGGGTTTGCCCCAGGGGTGACGCCCAAACAGCGGTGGGCTTCCTTATCCAAGGCTGGAAAGGTATGGCTGGCCTACGGGGCGTTTAACGCCATCATCGGCGCCATGCTGGATTACATGAAGGATGATGAAGAGGAGTGGGAGAAGCGCGATTGGCAGGGGTACTTGTTCGCTGCCCTGCCCGGTCCTATTGCCGGGATGCCGCTGGTAGGGGAAGCCGTAGAGTGGCTGTTTTCCGAGTTGTTGGGGGCCAAGGTGTACACAGGTTCCGCCGGCCGCGCCCTGATTGATTTCCGCTCAGGCTGGAATGCCGCCTGGAAGCTGGGCGAGATGATGCAGGAGGGCGGACATGAAGCCGGGGATTACATGAAGCAGGTGATCCGGCTGGGACGCGTGTTTGGCGCGGCAGGCGGGATTGCCAGCGGCATGGCGAATAAGACGATTCAGACTGCCGGGCAGTATATGACGCTGGGGGCTGCTCTGATGAATCCGGTGAAGACTGTGGCGGATGTGGTGGATTGACGGTAAAAAGCCCTCCTCCCTGGAGGGTGGGGAGGAGGGATATTAGATTACTATTTATTAGCCCCGCCACAAATCTTGCAATTCACACCGCTAGGCGTATCACTGGCATGTCCTTTGCAAGCTCGATAATATCGGCAGTTTTTGTTATGGGTCTTGCCCGTTGAGCTGATCCAGTACGTTTTTTCTTCCGCTGCCGGTTTGTCCGCTGGTTTCCGGTGGTAGTGGTATTCCCCCGTTTTGCGGTTGTAGTGACCGCCGTTGGCGTCCAGGCCGCCAGGGTGCGCGCCTGCAAGGGAAGTGAGAGAAATGAGTATTAAGGGAAGAAGCGAGGTTATTTTCATGGCATTTTGAGATAGATATGGGTTGCATCCAGTTTCCAGGCCCCATCACTTGCCAGACCGACGGCAGGCAATAGAAGGAGACATCCGCCCACTGCGTCAAGGATGCCTGTGGTGGATATGCTGTAGTTAATAGCGGCGCAAGCGGTCCGGTTTCCTTTGGTGGCCGTAATGGTGTGACTTTCTCCTTTGGAGAGATGCGCCGTAGCCTGGCCCTGCCCCAGATAAACGCCGTCCGCACGAATTTCCGCGTCTTTTTCCGAGGCAGTGATGGTAACGGGTTGCTTTCCTTGAACAAGAAGGGAGCAGGAGGATAGAAGAGGAAGGGTAACGGCCAGAAGAGTGACCGTTACCCAAGAGAGCAGTCTCTGTTGAGAGAACATGAGAGGGTTTAATTTTTTCTCATGATGGGATCACCTTCCGCAACGAAGGATTCCTGCCCGTAAATGAAGGGTATATAAAACCATTTCCGTTCAAGCGTAGCATTGGCGAGACCAACACAGTTGGGACCATTTTTTTCAATGGCGTTATCAATGGCTTCTTTCATGTCAGGAATGCCTGTTGGGAAGAAGATGATGACATGTTTTTTGTCTTCCCCTTTAGAACGGACGTTGTAAGTGGTGGTATACCCGGCGGTGTGCTTCAGGTCCATGTTTTTGGTGGAGGCGACGGTGAGGTCCGCCACACGGGTGGTGCACGAGACGGCCAGGAGAGCGAAGCCAGCTAACAGCAAGTGTTTTATCTTCATATCCATACAGTTTGAGATGTTTTAGTTCTGCATGCAATATGTTTTCATAAGATATATATGTTATGCTTGTTACGTCTGCATTTTTTATTCTCCTAACAGATAATGTATATTTTTTGTAGGGAGTGGCGACAAAAAAGCCCCTGACCCGGAGACCAAGGGCTGAACAGGAGCGCTTTTCTGGAAGACCAGGCTGCCGCCATAGTATGGCGACAAACGAGACGAAACGACTCTGCCCGGACAGAAAAAATGTACAGGATGTGCTCCGGATGGCAAGCTTGATTATAAAACCTGGACATGTATGATGTGCCCGCCGGTTGATCCGGAGCGGCAGGGAATGAGCCCTGACGTCAGTAGAAAGGAATTAACAATGACTTGATCAAATATATTGACCTGTTGCAACGGCTGATTGAGCTTCTGATAGTTCTGTTCAGCTAACAAAAGGCCCCGGCTGCTGGAACAGCCGGGGCCAATGTTTTGGAAAGGAATCAATGATTGAGACTACATTGACCTGTTGCGTCTTTACTATGCCCTTTCCTCCGGATTTGTCAAGCCGGCGTTTGTCAAGCTTTCTCCCACCTGTTCAGGGTTTCCACATAGATGCCGGAGATTTTGCCGCCGTCCATGGGTTCGATGTCTCCGAAGTCGGGGTTCAATCATTTTTGCTTTATTGCATTCTCAAATTGTTTTATTATTTTTAGAATATGTTTCTTAAAATCTGAATCATTTAATTCATCCAAATGGTCGTCCATATAGAAATAGATACCAAAAATATTGTCTAACATAACGTCAGTGAAAGGAGATAATTCTGGAACGAGAAGTCGCGCTCGACGGAATCGAGCTAGTTTTTTTCTTTCATTTTCATTTTCTTTTTCTTTTTCTTGTTGTTTGCGTTTGGCTTCTTCCTCTGGAGAGAAAGGGAATGAGGCCAGAACATTATTAATTTCTTTAAGATGTTGTTTGTAAAATGTTTTGAGAATGGATCTCTTATAATCACTCATTTCGTATTCATATTCCAGAACATCGCCTTTTTTATTCAGAAAGAAAAGTTTATAATTATCTTCCTTGTAAGGTTCAAAAAGCGTATAGTGCAGTAATAATGGAGTAAGATACAGGCGTGAAGCATTGTCTACGAAAGGTTCTGAGACATAGGCATCAATCCATTGATTGGATTTACCTTCTTTCCAATTGATGATTTTTTTATAATAAGGGAAAGTTATTTCATCAACTTTTTTCCACATCAAAACATCGTTTATCGTTTTTGTCGTCGGTTTTTCTCTATCAGAAAAATCGGAAACGGATTCTTGTTGTTTCCGATGTTGCTCTTCCGTTTTGAAAAGTTGAATAGCTTGATGAATTTTGTTATAAATGTCGCACCATTGCGAATTTATTCTTTTCTCTATTGAACTATCATTTAATTCACATTTTTGGGTAACAGTTCGAATCATTTTCACAAAATCATCCTTAACCAAGGTGGTGTATTGAATGGAGTTAATAGGAGGAATTGGGGAGTCTAACCCAATCAATAATGGGCACACTGCACCTGTTTTTGCGTGGAGGTAGCCAAGTTCATACAAGAGCCATGGTTGGTGTTGAGATCTTTCAGTGACACAAACAATTCCGGCTTTTACTTGATTCATGGCATTATGAATAGCGGTGAAGCCCGGTTGTCCTTTTGATATTTCATTGCTGATGAATGGTTTGAACTCTGGGTGAATTTCCGGTAAGATATCAAGCAAAATATTAGCTATACGATGGCTTAAACTATCAGTTCCTGCCCAACTAAGGAAGACATTATATTTCTCTTTCCCCATAGTTATTTATCCTCCTTTTCTTCTTCGAGTTCGAGGGCTTCAAGAGCGAGAGAGTAGGCGCCTTCCAAGGTTTTGCGGGCGGAGCGCAGTTTGGCTTTCAGGCGGGTGATTTCCTGCTGAGCTTTCAGGAGGGTGTTTGTTTGTGTGTCGGTTTCAGAGTCACTATCCACTCCCCAAAGACAATCCATGGTGACTCCAAAAATACGGGAAAGCTGATAAAGTGCCGCAGCCTTTGGTTCGCTTTTTCCTTTTAGGTAGTCTGATATTGCACCTTGAGAAACCCCGCTCATTTCTTGTAATTGCATTTGAGTTAAAGATTTAGATGCCATAAAAGAGCGAAGACGATTAGCGAATACGGTGTTTCTGATATTTTTGTCTTGCATTTTCATCTGTATTACCGTAGTTGTTTTTCCGTAAACGACATTGCACGTCCAACCGAGGACGTCAAAACCGCCGAATCTGTAACAGAAACAGCATACCAGACGATGAACAATACTCAACAGGAAACCGATAATGATACCGGGTTTGTGTTAACCCGGCAGTACCTTTACGACAAAGGCTATAATTACAGTTCCGTGACCAGGGCTTTGCTGGTGAGGGAAGGGATTGAGGTGTCAGACCAGACGATCAGGCAGATTTGCAAGGGGACGCGGACGCCGAGGCCGGGATTGATTGAGGCCATCAAAAGACTGCCGAAGGTTGTTGTGTGCTAGTCCCGCCCGAAGAACCCCAAGAAGCCCGCGGCATGAATATGAACGAACACATTCAATACCTGGCAGATCATGCGGCATTTCTTTGCAGCTTGAGCCGTCTGTCCAACCAGACTGATGAGATGAAAAAACTCATGAAGAGCAGCGCAGAAGCCGCACTCAAGGCAGCCGGAACCATCCTGTCCATGATGGAGGATGAAGAAAGGAAGTCCAGCAACCCCGAACCCAAGAAGCCCACGGCATGAAAATATTTACCGTTCAGACCGAAAGCTACGGCTCCATTATGGAACGAGGCAAGAATGGCATTGTTATCGGTTCCAATTACGAACCTGTTACCGTCCTGGAGGAACTCGAAGAAGTACCGTCCTTGGAAGGAACACTGTTGGTTTTTGCAGAAGGACTGTGGTTCAAGCTGGCAGTTCGCCGTCATGAGCTTTCCGCCGAAGTTCATTCAAGACTTTTTGATAGTCGGAGTCGCTCAGGCAAATCCGCGCAGCGCGACAATCCCGACGGACATGATGACGACTGAATTATGGAAGAAGCCCTGATCGAAGAATTGAAGCTGCTCGGCTGGCACGAGCTTTAACTAATCGCCCGGCCCAGGTGGGGCCTAAAAACCAAAATACACAAATCGGTAGATAAGAATAATACGGTCTGGCAGGCGCGGGGCATACCCGTCCGGGCGGCCATTTTAATTAACCGAACATGAGCACGAATGAAAAAACGTTGAAGAGTCTGGCGGAGGCCCTGGAAACCATAGCCAGGGTGCTTAAGGAGGCTGCTTCTTCTCCTGTGCCTTCCTCCCCGGAGGCGGCGAGCGTGGGATTATTGCCTGATTCCGACGAGGCGCAGGCGATTGCCGCCTTCCGCGGCAAGGTAGTTGTCACTTTGGATGACGTAAGGTTCATGACGGGCTGGGGAAGAGAGCGCATTCTTGCCCTTGTCCAGGATGGCAGCATTCAGGCGTTGCCCGGAACAGGAAGCGCCGGATGCCCCTATGAGTTCCCTGCCCTGTCTGTATGGCGCTATATCCACCAGCAGGATCATGCACAGAAGCCTCAAGTGAATGGAGTGGATATGAATATTCTTCCCCCGCGCAGAAGAAGAAAGGGGGCTGCGGCATGAATACCTTTTTCAAGTTCTTGGGGGCCTGCTCCTTTGGTCTTTCCGCTGCGTGCCTGTTTTGGCTGGCGGTAGAGCAGGATAACGCCGAGTTGCAGGCCGGCAAGAGCCCGCATTCCGGGTTTTGCCCGGAGTCTCCCACTCCCATGAAAGCTTTTGACGGCTTGGAAAAACCGTCCCGCCCCACGCGGATCGTGGAAAGCAATAACCAATAGATATAGCATCATGAGTGAAGTAACTAAACGACAAGTACCCGGAGATGTCTTTTTCGAAGGACTTTCCGAGATTAACGAAGGGGCTCTTTTGGAAGCCTTGGACACCAAGATGACCAGCCTTGTTTCCGCCGTGCTGGCAACCGGGAATAATGGATCCCTGACTCTTAAGCTGTCCGTGAAGCGCAAAGGCGGCGTGAATCAGGTGGTGATTGAACCGAAGGTTACGGCCAGCATCCCGGATCCGACGATTGCCCCGCGCATTATGTTTGCCGATACCTCCGGCGCCCTGCATACGGACGACCCCGCCCAGGGGAAACTGGACCTGGATGCTCCTGTAAAGGTAACATTCCCGGCTGCTGCCGATGTTGATGCCGGAGTCCCCGCCAAGGTAGCTAAGCGCGCCTAAGTTCCCAACAACCACATAACAACATAAACATTATAGAATTAAATTATATGGATAACTTGAACGAAGATACTCTGGCAGCCGTTCGCGTGCAGGAAGTGGCGCATGGCCGTGCCGCCGTCGTACCGGATGGATATACCCTGTATCATCTGGATTGCCTGGGCAATACGCCCCCTCGCAAGGCCGGCAGTGTTCAGCTGCTGGACCTGGAAACGCTGGCAGATTTCGTGAAGGCGGAAGATGCCGAAAATGGCGTCAGGAGCGTGATTTACGTGAGCGACAGAGAAGTATGCGCCGTGCTCAATTATTATTCCCCCGATGGTAATGGATGGGGGGACCACCAAGCCACCATGCAGCTCAACAAGACGGTGGAGTGGGAGAATTGGACCAAATACGACGGACAAGCTATGTCTCAAAAGGATTTTGTTGAATTCCTTGAAGAGAACAGCAAGGACGTGATGGAGCCCACCCCGTCTGCAATGCTCACGTTGGCGAGCAAGTTCGACATGCACCGCAAGGTGGAGTTTAAGTCTGCCTACCGGGCATCCGACGGCGAAACGAAGCTGACTTATAACGAAACGGTGGATTCCAAGAGCGGCGAACTGAATGTTCCCACGGAGTTCACGATTGCGATTCCGGTTATCCGGGGTGCCGAAGGAGATACCACGTATCAAATCAAGGTGCGTCTGCGTGTGCGCCTGGCTGATGGGAAGCTGTATTTTGTGTACCAGCTTGTCCGCGCGGACATCCCGGAACGCAATGCGATTAAGGATATTGCCGACAAGCTGGCAAAGGATTTGCCGGAGAACCGGATTCACCGCGGCGCCGTGTGCCTGTGTACAAAATCCTCCTTCACCGGAGAAATCGACCGATAGTGAGTTGGCCGGGGCCAGCGCCAACTGGTCCCCGGCCTGTTATCAATAACATGAATGTGAATACCAATAACATGAATACCCCTACAACAGAATCCCTGACTTTACAAGAGCAAGGACAGCAACTGTCCGTACTGGGAGCGTTTGCCAACAGTGAACAGTTCCAGATGGCGAAGCAGGCCGCCGAGATGCTTGCATCTTCCAGCATGGTGCCGACCACCTACCAGAATAACCCCGGTTCTTGCTTCATCGCCCTGAATACAGCCCTGCGGCTGCGGATGGACCCTTTGATGATCATGCAGAATCTTTACGTGGTTCAGAACCGCCCGTCCTGGTCCGGACAGTTTGCCATTGCTCTTGTGAATATCTGCCCGAAGTTTTCGGCGACTTGGTTCGAGTACCGTAATGAAGAGGATTTTCAGAAGGGGGTGAGAATGTGTGCCCAGCTGAAAACGGGGCAGAATGTTTACGGAACTTGGATTACCCCGGAGATGGTGAAGGCCGAAGGATGGGGGAAGAAGTGGCAGACGATGCCAGAACAGATGTACAAGTACCGTGCTGCGGCTTTTTTCGCCCGGACGAATTGCCCGGAAGCGTTGCTGGGCTTGAGTGTGGAGGGGGAAGCGGAGGACATGGCCGGCAAGAGCCAGCCGGATATTAAGCCGCCCCTGTTCAAGTCCAGGGAGATTTCCGGAGGTGACGTTGTGGATGCCGAGAAGGTTGCTGACTCCCCGCGGCAGCTGGGAGACGCGGAGGTTCCCGGCAAAGGCGACGTAGAAGTTCCCCCTCCCCATATCCGGCTGATGGAG